TAATAACGGACATTGCTTGAGAGCCATCTTTATTTACAAAGTAAGATACCATATAAACTGGTTGCCCCCACTCTTGAGCGTTTTCTTTTCCTACTGATAAACTCTCTAATATAAATTCGTTATGTGTTAGATATTCGTTTACTGCGTCTGTAGTTCCACAAATAACTGGTAGTTGAGACCATTCTAGTCCCTCGTATTCTGTTGTTGGCTTATGGTCTGCTGTCGCTATACTAGTGAATAGAATAAAACTTAGCAAAAAGGCCAACAACATGTTTTCTTTTAATGTTTTTAACATGGTTGCTCCTTTTAGAGACCATTATGACTTTGCTATGCCTTTTGTCTTCTCTTCATAATATTTATAAAAACCTTCAATTGCCTTGCCAAGTTTTTCTTCGTAATCAGCTTTGTTTTTTACGAATGCCTTAGCAGAGCCATCTTCGCCGGCTTGGAGAATAACAATTTGCTCAATTGGTGTACCAAAAAGTTCTTCGTACATAATCGCATAAGCAGTACATTGAATATAATAGTTTTCATTCCAACTATCTACTCTTTCTTTATTGGCTGTCTTAAAGTCAATAACGGACAATTTACCATTGTATTCTGCAATACAATCAACTTGACCTGCAACGGTCAATTTCTTACTATACATTATTTTTTCTAATGCATGTATATTGTCTATTTGTTCTAGGTAAGGTTTTAGTAATCTAAACATACCTAAAGGCAACACATCACGAATTGATGGTGTTTCACCTTTTAAAAATTGTTCTACAAGTGTATGAGTAGCAGAGCCTCTACGAGCCGCTCTATTCATTTCCCATTTAGCTGCTTCTTCACCAACATTCTTACGCCATGCGACAAGACCTGGTTTTGGAATAGCACCTAATACGGTTGTAATACTTGGAAAGTGCTGGTCATCAACAGCATAGAATCTAAAACCATCAATATTCTTACCTTTGGTTGTAGGAAACTTACTCTCATCTAGTTGTACAAAGTTCTTTGTTGTCATATCAGTTCCTTTTTCATTTTGTATCCATCATTATATACTAATAGAGTCGTATTGGCAAGCCTTAAATGCCTTTTTTGGCATATAAATCATTCAAATAATCTCTACCCGACTTAAACGGTTCCGCTTCTCAGCTAATCATCATCTTAGCTAATTGAGTAGTCTCGTCAACTCGTCTTGTCCAACCTTTACCAAAAGTGTCAAAGGTACTTAATTTCTCGTAATACTCTTGTCTTGCTTCTTGGAAGTTGTCAATTGCTTTTGCTAAACCTGTTTCTTCAACATATTCTCTTAATTTAGCTAATGTATTAGGACCGATACCACCGTCTGCAACAGTACCAATCATTGTCTGTAGATATTTTGCACTACGACCTGGTCCTGCATTAACGCCAAAATCAAAAACGCAAAGGTCTAAACCATTTGGTAGTTCATCACCTTTCATTTTGTCCCAATAACCTTTTTTGTAAATTGGTGCCACATCTTCAACTGTTAAGTCTTTCATATTTTTTTGGCCACCATGTTCTACATATACTCTTTTAGTTACACCAAGATTTGTTTCTCCGCCTGGATCCTTTGGATGATTTACATAACCACCCTCATGGTGTAATATTGTTTCTAAGCACTTATCATAATTTGCTTGCATTTATTTACCTCTTGTTATTTGTAAAAATTTCTCAATCTGTGCCTTAATAATCGGTGTTCTATTAGGCCAATGGATATAAGGTTCGTCACTCTTCATAAGATTGTATAAGAAAGGAAGTATTAATTTCTCTGCCTCTTTAAATCTTTTTGTAACATCTTCACTCTCTAGTGTTTCAGTTACTTTGTCTTTTTCTGCCACTATTTGCATAATCTCATTCATCATTGACTTAATATCGCCAACATCTGATTTGACTTTTGCTAATTCAACATTATTAGTTTCAATTACCGAAGTATCTACACTTGGTGTAGATTCAGGTGCCTTACTGACAGGTGTAAAACCCCAATCTTGGTCTAGGTCATACTCTCGTAAATAATCTGGTATATCTTTTGCCATTACTTTTTACCTTGTTGTCTCTTTCGGTGTTTAGAAATAACTTGTTGAGTTCTAACTTCTTTAATAGACTTTTTTCTATGTTGGTCTGCTAATGCACTAGTTGGATGAGCGTCTGCAATTCTTGACAGATTATCTTTCCAACCACCATCATTTTTCATATTACCCATGCCTCTAACACCACTAGATATATTTATAGTTGTCAACATCTGTTTAATGTGTTTATTCTTCTTTAGAAAAGTTTCCTTTTCTGCAATAGACATCATTTCGTCATAGACCTTTTTGGTCTTGGTGTTTTCAAAGGTGTATATTGGCATTAGCTTTTAAATGGGTCTTTTTTTGTAAAATACTTATTAAGCATTTCTAATTCATCATCATACTCGGCAATAATTTTTAACTCTTTTTCAATAGTTTCAAGTGTATCAGGATGCTCTGCTATACCAGCAGTTTTCTCTAACAACACTTCAACATTTACTTTGTGTTTTTCAATATGGCCTTCAGCATGCTTCTTTAATGCTTCAATCATTTGTTCACGCATGTTTAGTTTCTCCTAGTTCATTGTTATTTATCACATCAAAATTGTTGTAAGTTTGGCACCATGTAGGTTTGCCTGTGTTACTAATTCTGAAAGTAATTCTATGTAATACTCTTTCTGCTAAAATAGAAAGGTCGTTTTGGTCTCTTTTATGTAAACTTAAAATCTGGTCACTCAATACTATATCACCTATTTCATACATATGTTGATACATGTATTTATCCTGAAACATAAAATCATATAAATCGTTGTATAATTTATCATCATTTGTAATTATTTTACATCTGTTATTTGTGTAAAAATATATACCAGTTTTACCTATAATATTTTTTTGTATCAACCACATTTTATATTTACTTTTATTAGTCATCATTTTATTCAGTTGATTATCAGGTAAACCTTTAGCCCATACTTCAGGCGAATATTCATATTCTGCATATACATTATTACATCTATCTTTTAAATCTTGTGGCATATCTTCATAAACTTTTGTGGTGTTTAACCATGTTGTAGATGTACCCTCACAATGAGTCCAACCTTGCAATGCGACACCATCTGCTCTAGTAGGTCCGTTTAAGTTGGCATGCCAATCTAAAATACCACTTCCGAATATACCTGTTCTCTTGCCATTAATTCTTTTATGTGCTACTCTCTGTACAGGATATGTGTTTGGATTAGGCCAATTATTAGGTTCTATAAAACCATCTTCATCTGTTGGTTTGTATTTCTCTTCACCTGTAATAGGGTCAAAGTTAAATTGATTCCAATTTGCAATACGACCAATATGACTTATAAAATTAGTATATGTGGCAGGAGTTCTATCTTGTTTTTTTAAGACAACAACTGTAGCGTCTTTAAGTACATTTTTAATAACTTCAGCAGATTGCTGATTAATGTCTCTAATATCAAAGTTATCAATTTGTACAGCTACGCCGTTATTTAATGATGTAAAATTCATTATTCACCTATATGTCAGCAGAATTAAGATACTGTTCAACACCATTAGAATACCATAATGGTACTTTAGCAGGAGATTTCCATGTAGCAAATCTTCTTTTCTCTATGATGTAATACTTTCTATAACTTTCAACTGCGTCACCTGGTATCTTACAATGTTCAGGCATAGCAGGTTTTGGGTCTGTAGCAATCTTATTGTACAGAGCATTCTTTGGTGGATGTTTAAGTACATCACCTAGTTTGTCAATAGTCAAATGATTTTTTGTATGATTGTATCTCTTCTTGTATTCTTCATTAAGAGCCATCATATGTTTGTATAACCACATGTAATTGTATGCTGACTCAAACAACCATATTGTACTAGGGTGTTTTACCCAACCAGCTTTGTATAGTAATGGTTCTAAATTAGAATTAGGGTGTTTCCACCTTTTAATCTTACGACCATTTTTAGTCTTGTCGTAATATTCTGTACCGTCCATAACTCTATGACATGTTGATAGAAGTTGTGCCGATTCTAAAATCATTTTAACAATGTGTTTATCACACATTTGTTCAGCAGCTCTTACTGGATGTTTATCTACATAAAATACATTCATTAATTAATCGCCTTTCTAAAATAATCTTCACGGCCATACATCTTACACAATTTAGAGAACACATTGTACCAGTAATCCTTAGCCCAATCTGTTCTTGAATCTCTACATGCTGTTTCAGCATTTTTGATTCGTCTATCTTTTAATTTCTCACTAATCATAACTACATTATATACCATTTATTTACTTTTGTCAACCTCCAAATATCGCTTATTTGGTGTTGATTTCTGCGTAGGAAGTTCATTCCACTCCATTATCTGGTCTAATTTAAGTCTAATCTCGTCTGGATCCAAACCTAGTTTCTTCATTTCCTCTGCACCCATATTTCTAAAAAATGCTTCATAATCTCTATTTTTTAGGTCTCTACTACCTAATTTTTTAAAAAAGTCTTTATAAACTTTGTTGTTATCTCTGACTCTTTTCGCTCTAGCTTTTGCGTTAGTAGCTTCTTTTTGGTAATCTTTTTGGATTTTGGTTTCGTTTTCTTCTTTGGCAACTTTTCTACTCCTTAATGATATGTTGGCCGCTATCAATAACAATACAGCCAATGGGTCAAATACAAAGATTAATACTATTATTACCCACCTAACAGCTTTGTCAAAATGGTCCTTTGCCTCGTCACCATATATTAATTCTGCAATATATTTAATTGGTCCTACTTCGGCCTCAATCTTATCTTGTTCTAATTTAAGAGTAGCCTTTTCTGTAGTTAATTTTGCAATTACATCACTTGCATTGTTTATAGCAAGTGTCAATGCGTCTCTTTCTGGTTTTTGTTTTGCTCTTTCTTTTAAACCTCTAGTTACATACTCCATATCAACATATTTTTCTAATGCCTTGTCTAATAGAGTAAGTGTTTTATTTGACCTTTCTATAATTTTTTCTTGTTGGTCAATTTGTGTATTAAGTAATTCTATTTTAATATTATTAGATGATGTTGGTTGCACTTGGTCAAGGTGTGCCTTTGATAGAAAACCAAAGATACCCATTGATGTGATAAAGATTAATACTATAACTGCAAATGTTAAGTATGCCTTTATGGCTCTTGGTACAAGTTTATTGCGCCAGTTATTATACAACCAAGAGGCGGCAACTAATTTACCAACCTCTAATGCACTACCCATAGCGATAATGGGTATTACTGCTCCTGCAAATAAAGTGGACAAACCTATAATAGAATAACCAGCGGCTATAACTGATATAGATATTGCACTTAAAAATGTTATTATAATTGTCAACATATAAGTCCTAATTTAATTGAGGTATATCGTATTCTGTTCTTAACTTCTTAATAATACTTTTCACTTTTGGAAAGTAATTTTTATCTGAAGCATATGCACCAAGTGTCTCTACATACTTTAAAGAATCTTCTACACCATTGTCTCTTAATTCTCTGTACTTATCATAAGCACCACCACTATTTAGTATATCAATATAATGTTGTACACTATCACATTCATGTTGGTAAACTCTTACACCCCATTTTTTAGGATTGTTTGACGGTAACATATGAGGCTCTCTTAAATCGTATGTACGAATACCAAATAAGTTTTTACCCTCTAATGCAAATCTACTATTACCCCAACCACTCTCTAAAGCAGCCTGAGCCAATAATACTTCAAAGTTTACAGGTATTACATCTGTTGTAGTATTGTAAATATAATTTACACAAGCACCTACACTATTAATAAATGTTTGATTGTTTTCTCTCTCAAAATTTGGTCTCTTGTGAATATTAATTTTTTCTAAAGTTTGAACAACTTCCTCTACTTCTTTTTCAAGTAAGATTGCTTGTGTTTCTTCCTTTTCTGCTGATACATGATACCACACACCACCAAAAAACAAAATGACCGTTACAGCCATTAATGTTTGGAGTATTGTTTTGATTTTTGCTAACATTTTACGCCCTCTTTAAAATGATGTAATCATAACTTGATATAGATTCAGGCTCGTTCTCGCCGTATTCTGACCAAGTACCAATCTCTATGTTTTTATTCTTCTTTTGGAAGAAAGTTAAACTTGGATTGTCCATGTACTTTGACATGTTCTTAAATATCTTTTCAGATTGTTTTTCTGTAAAGTTATTCATTACATCTGTTGCCCAATTACCAGTATAGTAAGTCATCTTCGTATCATTACCATTCATAAAGTAATCTAGCTTTTTGGGGACGCCACTAATCACATTTTTTAGATAGTGGTCTAGTTCTTTTGATTTTCTCGCTTGTGCCATAATATAGTCTTCCTCTCTTTTGTGTTATAGTCCTTTGATTAAAAATTTATTGATTACATTTTTAGTTGGTATCACGGTAGTATTACCACCATCACTCAACTCGTTATGTTCATCATAATTATAATCACTCATTAATACATGTACATCTTTGGTTTCTTTTACCAACCAACCAGTTGATACACATATAGCAGGTTTACTTTTCTGAATTTCTTTCAGAGTTCGCCAACCTGAATCACTTTGAATATCCTCCCAATACACCATATAGAAATCAAACTCAAACGGTATGCCGGGAAGTACATCTGATTTTAGTCTTTTTTTAGCCACTTATTTCCTCTTTGTATTTCTCATCTGCTTTCATTCTCAACTCTTGAGCTATACTTTCTAAAATAGACGGCAAGTATTTCTCTAAAACACTCGTCATCTCCAAAGAAAATTGATATGCCAATTTAGCCATTTCTGCCTCTAATACTGACATGTCAACACCATTACCACTAATGTTCTCTTTAATAACATGAGCGACAACAGCTTTGTTATACTCGTCTGCGTTTGCAACTTTCGTTAGACCAGTTAAACCAAACCATAAAATGGCGTTGGCTATAATAACTGTTAGAACAAACTTTTTCATAATATATCCTTTCTTAATATTTATTGGTATATAATACACTAAAAGTCGCCTAGAGTCAAGCGTTTTTTACGCTTTTTTGATGTTTTTTTTGTTGATTTTACTTGCTTTTTAGGCTGCGACACCTATGACCAGTTACTCCGGTCGTGCAAATTTGTCATTCCAACCAAAAGCCTCTTTAACTACAGATTCGGTAAGACCTTTATACATCTTATTCAATGATTTATTCTTCATTCCTAATAGTATTTGAGCCTCATCTTGGTGTAAACCCTCTAACATCTGTATAAACATAGTTTCTTTTTGAGTTTTAGTTGTAGCTGCGTCTGCACCTTTGACAAAATGCCAAAGTCTCTTTGCTTCATTTCTCAATAAACCATGTTCAGTACCAATTGGTGCCTCATTCTTCATAAATGGTGGGTCGCCTACTGGTAAGTCCCATACGATTGCTGGGTCAAATGCACCTTTTAATACTTGTTTAAGTGGAGCACTTGCGTTCTCTTTGAGAATTGCAATCTTTTTAGGTTTGTCTTTTGCGTTGTTGATTTTTTTTAGAATCTCTGACATGAGTTGAACATTCTCACCAATACCTGCTGTATTTTGTGATTGTTTCATCATTGCCGGATTCATTAAATTTGGATTTCTTGTTATTTCAGCCATAATTTCTCCTTCAATTCAGTTATATCTATTTATACGACACATAGACCACAAATACCAATGCCATAACAAACATTGTTATCAGTACATGATTGCCTAAATTCCATGCACTTTTACCTACTGTATTTGGATTTTTAGGGTCTATAAAATTTTTCATGTAAAATTTCTTTTTTTGTACCACTCGTAATATGATTTATCAGTAAAAATCTCTGCAATCTCGGCTGCTGGTACTTGGTCTGATTTTATACATGTTTCTAATGATTCATACTCGTAGGTATCTACCTTTCGAGTCATCTTTTTATCTTTATTTGCTTCTGCCAATGTTCTTACAACTCTATCTTGTTTAGCAATTGTCATCTGGTGGTCCTTTATCATTCTCGTCTCTATGGTTACTATCTAAATTTGTTAGTAAAAACCATAAT